ACCATGCCGCGCCTGTCGGCGATGCAGTAGTAGCTGAGGTCACCAAACAGTACCGCCTTGGCGCTGATAGCCGCCGCTGGCATTGCCGCAGACGCTACCACCGGGCGACTCAGAATGCGGTCGGGCTCACCCGCCTGCAATCCTGGCTGCCATAGGTACTGATCATCAGCGTCTTTGAGTTTGCGAACGATCTTGATGGTGCCGTCGTTCATAACCCAGGTTGCGCCAGACCGATACGGCCGCTCCAGTGCGTGGTACAGATCAATCAGCTCGTCCGAGGTGATTGCCGTGGCGGATGCCGCGACAACGCCCTCGGTCGATCCCTGAATGATGCCGGTAGGCTTCCCGCTGCCATTGCCGTTGATGAACGCCGCTTCCTCGGCCAGGCCAAACCGCTTGCCGAAGTTCTCGGCCAGGTAGGATGGCATGTCGAAGAACGAGTCCTGCAGCAACTCCTCAGACACCTTGATAATAGTGCCCAGCTTGTGCGCACCGAGCGTAACCCGGTCGAACTGCGCATCACTCTCGACATAGGGCGCCTCTTCCGCCGTCCATGCCGCAGTACCCAGCGACGCCTCGATGGGGATGTGGCGGTCCCCAGCAGTGACGACCACCTTGGCGTATCGACGGATCTCATTGATGTCCTGCAGCGCCTTGACGAGCATCGTCTCGAACTCTTCAGGGACAACATAACCCCCGTCCGCGTCCGTTCCGACATTCAGCGACGCGAGAACCCGATGGTCCAGCCCGTTGCGGCCTACGCGGCAATACCGGTCAAAGCCGTGCGCATACTCCTTGCTGGCCCTGGGGTTTACCGGTGTTCCGGCGTCATACACGCTGGGGCGCATGCGGAACGACGGCTCTTCAACAACAGCCAGCGTTGACTCCAGCGCTTCCTGCCGCTTCATGACCTCGATTGACGCCTCGATGCGGGATACATCAGCCTCCATGGCATCATATTTTGCCGCTTCATCCGATGTCATATCCCGCTTTTCTTTCTCGGCGGTATCGATGACCTTGCGCATATCAGCAATCAATGCCGCCCGCGCCTGCAACTTCTCTCTTACACTCATGGCATGTACTCCACTTTGAGCGATTTAACGGTCGTGCCAGGTGCGGTCGGCGGGCGGCTGCCTTGTGACCGCGAAAAACCGGCGGCTGCCGGCAATCTGTCTACCAATCCCATTCTGCGCTTGCGGGCCGCAACCCGGAACGCGAATGATGGCTCTGGAATGTCTCCACGTATCCATGGTCGCGACACATTGACGACGGATGCGCGGTCGTCAGTAATTGCATCGACAAATCCCATCGTCCTCGCGTCATCTGCTGATATCCACGTTTCCGCATCCATCATCGCGCTGATGGTCTCGCGCGCAAGCCCGGTGCGGTTCTCGTAAATGTCGGCGAGCGATGCGCCCACCTCCCGCAGCATTGATGCGGTTTTATCCATCTCTGCGGCATCGCCGACAGTCATGGTCCACGGGTTATGAATCATCAGCATGGCGCCGCGCCCGACGGCTATGTTCGCGCCAGCCATGGCGATCACGCTGGCAGCGCTGGCCGCCAACCCATCAACTACCACGCTGACATCACGACCCTTCAGCAGGTTATAGATGGCGATACCCTCGAACACATCCCCGCCCGGCGAGTTGATGCGTACCGTAATGTCGCCGGACATCCTGTCGAGTTTGTCCTTAAGGGACTTCGCGCTGATGCCGTAGCCGTACCAGTCAACGCCGATGTCTTCGTAGATCAGTATCTCATTCATTTTTTACCGCCTTCAGCAGTTCGCCGCGATCTTCCATGAGTCGGATGACCCCCGCGACAGGGTCCGCAATAATCGCGGCTTTTCTCGCCTCAGTGTATCTTTTCGCTTTTTCCAATGATACGCCTAACGTCTTAGCTATAGTGCCAGTAAATCTGTCGTAGTAATCAGGCACCCACTTCACAAACTCATCGGGCGTCTTGCGACTCGCCTCGGTCTCCAGCGTTTTTCGCTCTTTTTCTTCCAGTCCGTTCGCCACCGTTTCCTCCAGCGCCGCCTCGCGCTCTGAAAGAGTCGAGAAATTCATCGGCAGCACGAACTGATCCAACCCGTCGGCCGGGTTCATGTTTTCCAGCGCCCTGACCTCGTTCCGGCTCAGCCATCCATCCTGAATGCCGCGCGTGTACGCCTCATATCTAGCCTTGGTATCGCCCCGCAGCAAGCCCTCAACCGCGTGCGATACGAACAGCTTCCGCTGCTCTTTGCGGTCCAGCAGATCACGCCATATCGACTGCTCAAGCCTGACCAGCCATGGCCGGATCGTATGCACCACGAACTCAATAGACTGGTGCTCGATGTTTGAAAACGTACTGCGGTCAAGCTCCGCCAGCATATGCAGCGGCACCCGATACCACCGCGCCACTTCTGCGACCTGGAACTTACGGCTTTCGATAAACTGCGCATCTTCCGCCGACATGCCGACCGACTTATACGACATGCCCGACTCAAGTATCAGCGGGCGCCGCTTGCCTGCCGCATCCGCAAACTGACTGCGCAGCGAATCAACCTGAGTGTTCTGGAGCTTGCCGGGGAACTCAAGGACACCAGGCGGCGTGGCGCCATGCGAGAACATCGACGAGGCATAGTTCTCCATCGCCATCGTCAGTCCAATTCCCTCGCGCGCCAGTTGGATCGGCGAGACACCGGTAACTCCGTCTCCAGACAATCCCACCGTGCGCCATAGCTGGCTTGGCGTATAGACGCGCGACCGTCCCGGTTCATGATAATCGAAAACCAGCTTTCCGCGCTCAGTCGTATCGACGTTCATATAGCGGCTGTTGAGCGGATAAAGCCCGCCGATGCCGCCAGCGCCATCGCTCAGTATCTCAGCATAAGCATTGCCGCGTAGCGCCAGGTTCGCTACCAGGTATTCCCGCAACTCGCATGCGGTGTTAGTGTCATTCGGCGACTGCCCCAGGATGGTATTGAGCGGATGATCCGGCACTACCATCCGGCTGCCATTCGGGCCTTTTTTGTAGACCTTCAGCGGCAGGCTTGCGATGGTTTCCGACAGTATGCGGACACAGGCATAGATCGCGCTGTTGGTCATTGCCGTTTCCGGCGTGACAACCTCCCCGGAGATGGTCGGCGGCATGCCGATAGTCTGGCGCCACCACTCAGGTTCCTGCAGCGTAGCCGCTTTCGGCCTGACAAACTGTACCAGCGTCTTGAGCGGGTTTTTCATAGCGCGATAAAGCCTCGCTCATCGTATGGGTGGTGCTCTTCCGCGTAGAACGCACGACCGATGCCCATTATACATGCCACAATACCGTCGATTTTCTGCTCGGGCTGCTCCTTGCGCGGGAATATGTTCTCCTTTGCGTCAGCCTTGGCAGTAACGTTAGAAGCCATCCAGGTAAGTATCGGGTTGTCAGGATGGTGCAGCCTCCCCGATGCAATCGCCCCTTCCATCTCGCGCATGGCTGGCGACATCAATTGCACCGTGTTCCGAAACTCTACTGCCGTAGCGCCATCAGCGACCAGATTCTGCGCTAGCTGTGTCGCCTGCCAAGGGTCATACACAACTTCCCGCACATCGTAGCGGCGAGTCAGGTCGATAATGTCCGACTGAATATCATTGAACACCACCTCATCGCCAGCCATGACTTCCAGTAGCCCCTGGTGCGCCCATCCAGCATACCGCTGGGCGTTTTTTGACCCTTCGACAGCAGATTCCGGCAAATAAAACCGGGGAAACACATAATAGTGCAGTTTCCCCTCGATATAGCGGAAAAATACCTGCGCCACGGCGGCCATATCAACTCGTGATGCCAGGTCGATGGCGACTATCGACGGGCAATCCGCGAAATCTTCCTGCACCATCGTGGCGTCCGCGCACCGCCGCCACTGCTCCATGTTGACCCACGCCTCCCTGGCGCCAACCCAGATGTTGTAATGCTTTGTTTTTATTACGTTTTGCTTGGACGGAGACTGTATGGCCTGCTGGATTTGTACCTTCAGATAGTCGCCGGAAACCGATATGTCATAGTTCGGGTTCGCCTTGCGCATCGCATACTCTGTGCGCCAGTCGTCGCCTTCATCGAGGGTGTAGATGAGCCCAAAAAGTCGGTCGTTTTCAAAAACGCCATCCAGCACCTTCTGGACATCCATCTGCATCTCATAGCATGGCCCCGCCGTATTGCTGCCAGCAGTTGATATCACCAGCATCAGCGGTTGATCGCGGGCGCCCATTCCGGTGATCATCGTGTCGTAGAGTGCTGGACTGTCGTGCTCATGGAACTCGTCC